GCCTCAACCTCGTTGCCCTTATAGTTAGGGCGACCCCAACCTACGATAGAGACTAAAACTTTCTTTTTGTTGGGCTTGTAGGCACGCACTTGGGCGCAAACTTCGCCACCATTCCGTTGGTCACCTCTCTTCTTGCCAGAAGTGTTTCCCTCAATGGCGGTTACAACGCCATCAGAATCAACGCCTGTGCAAATACCAACATGTGAGATACGGTCTACACCGTCTCCTGGGAAATCAAAATACAAGATATCTCCTGGTTGTGGTGACTGCCCGCAGTCTGCGTCAAACCAAGTCTTCATCTTTTTAAAAGCGCCAGCACCAGCCACAGTAGACACTGTGTTAGGAACTTTTACGCCTGCTTCTTTAGCACACCACATAACAAAGGAACCACACCACGGTAGGAAGTTGGCTTTTGTAAACTTGCCGTACTTTGTCTCATTATCTTTAGGGCCTTCAATAACGCCCAATTCTTTTTTAGCAACTTCAATGATTGCTGCTGCTGTTCCTTGTTCAGCCATGGGTTTTACCTTTCTTAAGATTATTTACTTTTTAAGTTTAGATTGTGCTTCCAAGTACAGGTGTGCACGAGCACTATGTCCCATATCTTCTGCAGTTAGCATACCGCCATGTTTAGTGACTCCACTTTCTTTTAACATATTAAGTCCATGACGTATATCTCCACGAACGTGATTAGCAGTTCGTACTCCGCCGTAATCGTTTGCTAAATGTTGGTGAATGGCTGACGGGTGCTGAGGACCCATTCCTTTTCCAACCCTTTCGTTACCTATAGGATGAAGTTTCATGTAGGCGGTCTCATGCGCTAAGTACTGTGGGTCTTCGTGATAGTCAGCCATTTATTCTCTTCTTTCTTTAGTCTTTGTACTGGTGACGAACTGGCATTGGTTTTGCTGGGTCAATATCGTGAGCAACTGCAAGACGGTGATGACCATCAGCAAGTCTAGCCCGCTCTTTCTCGTGCCAAATGGTTAGTGGTTCAGTAATCCAATGCTTTTGAATACTAGACCCTAAACCTGATGCCCACGCTGCAGCGCTTACCTCGTTCAAGTCTTTACCTGGCGCCATCTCAACAGACTCTAGAATCTCATGAGCATTCATAGAACTGCCAAATTGCTGAGGGTTAGTTAGTTTGCTCATTTTTTCTTTGTCCGATGCTTGTTGCCCTTAGCAACATTGTCGGAGTGGCTCATAACTTTTAAATTCTTTGCACCGTCGTGGTGCTTGTTGTTATCTGCGTGGTCAACGTCCACGTTCTTTGGCAGTTTGCGCCCCAATGCTTTTTCTTTCTTGTAACGAGCAGCATTAGTAGAAGTATGTTTACCAGTCTTGTTATCAACGATGGTCATCTTCTTACGACCATCTTTGGATTTATCGGCGTAAGGGCCGTATGCCTTAACTGTCATGATTGGCTTTCGTAGGAGTTGTCAGACTCACAGATGCACTTACAAGTATCTTCCAAACAAACATTGAGGTACATAGAATGCTCACACTTAATGCAATTAGCCATTCTTTGGTTTCCTGTTCGGGTTATTGGTATTAGCCTTCTTAGTCATAGCACCCTTTTTAACCTTTTTGCTTGAAGGAGTCTTTAACTTCTTAAGAAGGTTCTGTTGTTCTGCTACCTTCTCAGGGGTCATCTTGCTTTTATTGGGCAAGTTTGTCTCAGCCTTAATAGGCTTGTTGATATCAGTACCTGGAACTTTTTGACGGGCCATGTGAGTATTGTGCCATTACTTGGCTTTTAAATCCTCAACAAGCGATGCCCAAGTTATCAGGTGTTGCCGTTCAATCTTGTAGAAGACATCGGTGACTTTGCGGTAAGGGTCAGTGACAGTTTTCTTAAACCACTTATCTTTGGTGTTGGAGTGGACAACTAGCATGTTGCCTGACTTCTGGCTAACCATCACATAGGCGTATGGCTTTACCTTCTTAGCCTCATAACCTGAGACGGTATCTACATAGATATCTTTCTGCCAGAACAGCGCTGGGTCCTCTGAGAAACCTAAGTTACGTGACTTCACCTCAAGGATGAGGCCGTTATCTAAGATGATGTCTTTCTCGTTCTCGGTCATGCGCTGTATCTCTTCTTTAGTAGAGACCAACTCTAACTCAGGAACCTCGCACCCGATTTTCTCACCTTGGAGCCTTTGGGCAACCATCTCGTTGTAGGAGTGCCCCTGCGTCATAGCGGCGTGATAATCAAATGTCATGAGTTCCAGAGGTCTTCTTCCAGCAAGTCATCAGGGTTAATCACTAAATGCTTGGGAACATTCACGTGCCAAGAAATCATCATATCTAAATTGGGTTGTGGCTTAACGGTAATGTCGGGCAAACCTGACCAGAGCGGAAAGTTTTTTACCTTTGCGTTAAAATAATCTTTGAGCACGTTTTCATAGGCAATTGCGACGGCCCCATCTTGCACGACCATGGGAGCGGCAAGTGTAACTGAGTTACCAAAGGTCTTTACATTTTTATTAAGTACTTCTCTCTTTTTGGCGTGCTCTTCTTTGAGGTGGTTGTAATCTGGATAGGTGGTGGTCGTCCAACCCTCTTGTTCTAAATGATTTTTAAACTGCTCGTTAATCTTGCCATTAATTTTATGCTGTGATTGTTTTATCATTGCCCATCTCCCTCTGCCGTTGGCAAAACGCTGGCGGTGCTTTTTTCCTCAGTAACCGCTCTTCTGTCTCTAATATCTACCCATAGGTCAAAACCTCTACCTATCACAATGCCAATGAGTATCCCTAGCCAAATGTTATTTAGCATAGTGCTCCTTAACACGTTCCTCGTTAAGTTCTAGTACACGATTAGCAGCATCGTGAAACTCCTTCATCACATCATCTAAAACTGATTTGCGAATGGCAATGTACAACTCTGCCTCAATGGGCAGGTCAACCATCTTCACCCATGGCTTACGAAGTTCGTAATTACCTAGTTTCATTCTTACCCTTTGGATGGGCTGATGGGTCGGTCAATGTCCCACGAGTATCTTTCTTAACTTTCTGTGTTACTTGTTTCTTTAATTTCTTTAACTCGTGATACTCACTTGCAGTGTTCTTAGGTATCTTCATGCTTCTTCTCTCTTCCAGTGGATGAATGACTTAATGTAAACTGCGGCATAAGCAATGGCGGAGAATATAAAACCATATTGTTCTGTGATAATTGCATAGGTAATCCATAAGACTTCATTGGCGCAGAGTATTAACCAACCCCAAATAGTCTTGCGCCCAACAAAGTAGATACCTGCTACACCGATTACGGCTAATACCCAAGACCACATTAGTGTTTTGTCCATATCTCTACGTATGCATACCAGTGTATGAAATTAATTGTTAGTGAATTATCGTAGTGACAATAAGATATGCCGAAACCCCAAGAGTCCCACTTGCCCCATCCTGCTTTTATATTCATAGCCCCACTCTATCAGGGCGCAGCCATTAAAGATTCAACTCTGGTTGGTTAAACTGCTTGGTGCTTAGGTTCTTTTTAGGAACAAGCATGTCACGCATCAGTGCTCGTCCTGAGCCAACGGTTGAAGCATCTATCTTGGAGTGTCTTGGGTCTTTTTCCTCACCTAAATGAGCATGAACTCGTTTGGAGCCTTCAACCTCGTGTACTGCATCTTCTTTGGTTGCAGGGTTATAGGGGTCAATAGACTCAGGCTTTTTACCCATTTTTTCATTGACTTTGTTTACTAACTTGACACTATCTTTGCTTAGGCTGGTACGGACGTCTGTACTAGGCAACTCTCCGTATCTATGCAACGATTCAAGAGCCATAGTCCCAAGGTGAGTTGCTACATCCGCACCAGAGTGTCCATGAGCAAAAAGGTTATCTATTGAAGGAGGAAGGTGAGAATGGTCAAACAAAGTAGGTACACCATGTTCGTCATAAGCATGGTGTGGATAAAAGTGGGTAGAAGGAGGATATAGCGAAGCACTCACTCCACCCTTATCGTTTTGGGATAAAAATGAGATTTTCTCTTTACGATGCCATTTAGACATTTGCATACTACTTAAGTTATCTGATGCGCTCATTCGTTCCACCGCCGATGGTGAGCCTCAACACGGCTCTTTGCTTCTTGCGCAGTTTTAAAGATTTCTCCGTGAAGGCTAGAACCTTCTATCTGCCACTTATGAGCGGTATTGTAAGTATTCCAAACCTTTGCTCCGCTAGGCCCATGAACGTGGTATGTGACGTTTGTGTCCTTGTCGTGTTCTTTTGTCCAATCAGATGGAGTAGTAGGTGAGCCTGATTTGCGACTTGCCCTATTTTCTGCACGACTTTGTTTTAGTTCAGCCTGGGA